GTGTTTCCGATTCGGATTATCGTGCATGCTTACAAGAGGCACAACAGGATCGTGTTGCAGGCATACGCTTCTGTTCCGATTGAGGATCGCAATTTGTACTCGGCTCTGCACTGCCTGTCGCTCAGCAATCAGGCGTTTTGCCTCAAGATGCCGGGTGTCATCGTTCTGCGCCAGAAGCGCTGCCTCATAGCCAAGCTGGCGCGCTATCTCCATATCCGGCAGGGATGACAGCGGGGCGTAGGCCACCGTCAGGCTGATAGCCTGCCCGCGCGCGGTTGGCGTCGCCCTCAATCCCGAAAGTGGATAAGTGTAGTCTGTCTCCGCATGTATCGTTTGTCTATTTTTCAGTTCACATCAAAAATAGAAGCGGATTTTTGGTTTAGTAAATAAATTATTTTTATTTTTGCTAAATATATGTTGGTTTATGATAATATATAATGATATAGTAATTGAAAATAAATCATCAATTACTTGAGTGAAGATATGAAATATTAATTAATTAATTTATTTTTTTGTAATGTGTATGCAAACAAGAAAATATCCAAGCAAAAGCATGAAGCAAAAACAAAATAATATTTCCTTATGGGGAAAATCGAGAGCCTCGTGGTCATTCCCTATCAATCCTACGATTTTTTCTATAGGATCACTTATCATTGCGCCACAAGTAAATATAAATACTAGAATGCCTCCGAGTGCATTTATCGACCTGGAATTAATGTCAGCACAAAATAGTTCCCTCATTTCCTGTAAAATTTCTTTTGCTGAATCTAGTGGTGACGGCGGCATTTTATATAATAAAAAACTGCCCAATATAGTTAGTGCCACACATGATTGAGAGGGTATGTGCTGATTTATAAAATCCCATCCATTCACCGAACTGTAACCTCTCTTGATAAGGTGTTATTATCATTATTATTTTCTTTTTCTTTTAGACGAATAACAAGAAGCAGAAATGAAGATAAAAAACAAATCAAAAGAGAAACAAGAGGGTCTATTAATGAGTAATCATATATTTTCTTAATCAGAAAGCTAGTTATGGATATTACGATAGCAAATTTTAAAATCATACTAACTATAGGAATATCTTGGCTTTTATTTTTGCGTAATGTTGTTATTTCATTTTTAATTATAAAATCATCATAAGGTTCTTTATCATCATCGTACGGCTCGGAGAGGGTGATGTATATTTGTCTGCCTTTTTGGTTTACTGCGGTAAAATAAATTTCTTGCTTCATTAGTGACGTAGGGACATGCTCATCTACTTGATGATAGGTCCATGGATTTGTTTTTTCGTCTTCGGGAATAATGAGTTCTTCTATTGGCTCTGTGGTCGCAAAAATGGTCTCTCCAGACGCAATGCGATCCAATTTGGAAACAGATGTATCTGTTGTTGGCTGTAATTCCGGCCATGAGCTGTGGTTGTTCACAGTCCACCTATGACTAAGTCTGGTTCATCGAGAATTAAAGGTAAATCATTTTCCCAGCACTGAAGGAAAATTGGCAGGATATCATTGAAGCTTTTATTAATATCAGAATTTTCGGCCAATTTATCTTCTGATTTTTTTATATTTTTACTGACTTCTATCCTTGAGAGTAAGCCAGTTTCTCCTATTTGGGGGTGCTGTTGGTTCATCGGAGCAGAAGAGTTGGTATCATTTATATTTATGTTTATCTTAACTTCAATACTTTTATAGGCGAAAATATTGAATGAAACCAACGCTTCGTCAGCGTCCACTTTCACACGTTTATTTAGTGTTATATTTGCGTTAGATATTCCAGCTTCATCAGAAGCTCTAATTACTCTTCGGGCGATATCTTTTTCAACATTTGCCACTGGTTCACGTGAAGGCCATTGCGAAACTGCTGCTAGTTTTACAGAAATGGGGCGAGTTGGTGATAAGATATCTTTTACAGATTTGTTTAGATGTTCTGTATATTTTGATATCAAGTCACAAATTTTGATATTTTGTGACATATTTTTCACATTCATTATTAAGGTTAAGCCCTCTTTGGTAGCTTGAAGGCGTCTCTTATTATCAGCCATAACCCAAAACACTACCGGTTGATTTGGCAATGCAGGCAACTGTATAGAGCTTCCCTTGATGATGGGTTTAAATGCGTCTTCAAAATCAAATTGTTTTCGACGCAGAAGATCACTATCCTTAAATCCGAGAGAAATTTCCACAAAAGTGAGGTTTTTACTCTCATACGTGACCATTCTCGTACCCAATCCCATTAATGCCGATATGCACGGTTAGCGATGAATTATAGAATTATAACATCGCTTCATGCAGATAGGTCAATCTGATCTATTTTTTTTGATAAGTCATTAAAAAATATGTATTTTTAATGGTATGAAGATGTTTATGTCGTGATGCTCGCCTTTTTCCTGCCTGGCGGGATGGTTGCTGAGTTTGGCTTCAGATCATTTCTGGCCACCTACGAATGGAGCGGTCGCTATATGCAGAGGGCACTCTCGCTCGTTCCAGCTCTCAAGCGTAGCGTGAATCTGGCTACGCAATTTTTCCCGATCGGTGATCAGCCGCGCGGCCTCAGCGTGTCGGGCATCGTCGTTCTGCGCCAGCATCTCTGTCTCGTATCCGACCTGCCGCGACATCTCGACATCCGGCAGCGACGACAGCGGAGCATAGGCCACCGGTAGACTGACCTGCTGCCCGCGTGTGCGACTGGCCGATCCCTCGATACCGACGGTCGGGGCGGTAGTGACAGCCCCCACGGTGAACTGGCCGCCCTGCGTGAATGAGCCGGACAGTTCCAGCGTCACATTCCCCACGACCGTGCCGATCACGGGATCCGCCATCCCCTGGCTGCACTGGGCAGCGCGGACAGCCTGCCCGAACCGCGCCACCTGATCCGGCGTCCAGTCGGCCGCATGCGACACGGAGATTGCCCCAGCCCGCGCCAGGCTGGCCTGTATGCCCGCCATTGCGGCCGGGATCGTGGTCTGCACGGGTGCCTGATGGGCGCAGGCGGACAGACCGAGCAGGCAGGCCACGGCGCGCAGCATCTTCATGCTACACCCTGCAGGTAGGCATCATTGGCCGCCACCAGCGCATCCCAGTCCTGACCGGACGGGGCGAGGCCGGTCGAGGGTTGCAACTGCCGCCATGCCAGCGCATGCGACTCCATGACCCGCGAGCGCAGCCAGCGCCATGTTGCGCGCTGTTTTGCGCCCCATGTCAGCAGGGTCACGATATCGGTGTCGGCCGTGCCGGTGTAATCCCAGCCCAGCAGGCAGTGGCCACCGGCGCTGCCGGGCGTTGGGTCGCCATGGCCTGCTGGCGTATCGGTGTCCCACACAGGCGCCAGCGCGCCGGTTTCGTCCTGCCACATGTCAGCCTCGGCCAGCTGGACGCCCAGATAGACCGCTGACAGTCCCGCCATAATATTGCACGCGCCATTCAGGTCAGACGGATCCGCGCTGCCCCAGAGTGGGAATAGGGTCTGGTTGGTCACAGCGTAACCGTCCCGCAGGGCGGTGGTCAGCACATCGACCTCCACGCCACCGTTATCCGTGCCCGGATTGCCAGGCACGTAGCCGGTGGAGTGGGCATAGAACGCCACGGCCTGTGCCGTGGTGATGACCGTCTGGAACCCACCCAGCGCGGACGTGGCGCGGATGTGGTTGCCAATCCCGGCACTGGTGCAGTCCCCCAACACGTCATTGCCCAGCAGGAGCGGTGCGGGGTCGATATGGCTGCGGTCGAGGCGGGCAGGGGCCTGCCGGGCCATGAAGCCGCGCAGGGTAGACATAGAAGGCTGGCCGGGCCGGTGCTCAGCCGGGCGACAGCCCAGCTTGCGAATCTGCGCAAGTTTGCGATTTGTCATGTGGGATCCAATAAAAAAAGGCGGCTCCGGAGAGCCGCCTAGTGTTTACGCAATGTAATTTGTCTTGCCGTTTATACGCTTTTAGCGTATAAAATATTCATGACGAACGCACATCACACCTTTGATTGGGATGACAGGAAAAGCGAAGCCTGCCTTGCTGATCGAGGTTTCGGATTTGAGGACGTCATCCGGATTTTTGCGGGCAAGGTGATCGAGCGTCTGGATAACCGACGCGACTACGGTGAGCTACGCGTTCAGGCAGCCGGGTTGATTGATGGCGTACCTTTTATGGTGGTCTACACCCTGCGTGGGGATGTGACCCGCATCATTTCGGCTCGCAAAATGCATCTCAAGGAGTGGCAAAAATGGCAAGAATGACTCTCAGGGAGGCGATGGCCCGTCCATCTACCATTAACTGGGACAAAGTGAACGCCACCACGGAAGCCGATATCGACCGTCAGGCGCGCGAGGACGGCACGGATGACACAAGCCATCTGTCCGCCCCATACCCGACACCCGCAACCGTGCGGAAAACCCTGCACATGACCCAGAAACAGATCGCGGATCTGACTGGCATACCCGTGGCGACATGGCGCAACTGGGAGCAGGGGCGTGTAGCGCTGGATCCGGCCGTGCAGGCGCTGCTGCGTATTCTGGGGCGGGAACCGGATGCGGCGCGCCGGGCATTGGATGTGGCGGCGGAATAGCGCGGACGCTACATTCTTCTCAATCGTTCGATGGTTCTGGCGCAGGCGGCCCAAGCGTGTCGTCAATCTGTCGCCTGCGCTGATGTTCTCGCCATGCAGCGATGCCGAACGCCAACACCTGCGAGAACGCCGCGCCGGTCAGGAACAGGCCCAGACCGGCGAGTGCGTGGGTGGACATGGATCAACCACCCTGCGCGGAAACAAAAACGCCGATCACGTTCATGGCTACCATACCCTGCATATTGATGCCGTTATCGGATGCCAGGCGAGGGCCGACGGAGTGACGGCCGGATACCGCAACCATGGCCTTCAGCAGGTCGATCAGCGTTGCAGCCGCCCCCGCTGCCGTCTTTGCCTGTGTGATCACGCTGCTGGACAGGTCGGACGCCATGCCGGTGATGGTCGCGATAATGAGCGTATTGACCTGTCCGATATCGGTCAGGATGCTGTCGAAGGCCGCCTTCACGCTGGCGCTGTCATAGCTGACAGTCGTACTGGACCCGGCGGCGGCCACAAACGCCCTTCCTGCTGCCGTAAGCGCGGCAATAATGGTATTGGCCAAGGCGACGTTCGGCGCACCCATCGCGGCAGCCACGAGTGGTACATTGATGGCGGTGCTGGAGAAATTCAGCAGCGCATCAACATAATCCGCGACCTCGGCTACGTTCAGGGTGATGGTGGTGACGTTGCCGGTCTTGCTGACCGAACAGGCGGACAGGGTCGCGGCGGCAGCAACGCCGGCTGCCGTCATCAGCCCCATGCCAAGGAAACGGCGGCGACCGCCATCAATGGCGACGAAGTTTACACGTTGGGTCATGGACCAGTTTTCCAGTCTTGATACGAAAATAGTCCACCCGCACCACAATGCCGCAGAAATCCGGCGTTTTTCGTGTGATGCAGGTGGACCAGTTTACAGGTGGCGGAATGCGGGAAACCCGACGGCCGGTTTACAGACCGGCCGGATCAGGTTGACAGGTCAGCGGATCGGCTGACCCGGCACGACCGGGTGCGGGGCCTCGACCTTGGCCGGGGCAACCGTGGCGGCCACTGTTGCCGGCTTCGCCTCGATCACGGTTTTCAGGTCGCTGACGCCGCCCACGATCTTCGTGACGGCGGCGTCGACGCCTGCAAGGTCGAGATTGGGGGCCGCGCGCTCCACGATCACGGGGATCAGCAGCTGCAGCACGGTGCCGGCCAGCTGGATGTCAGCCTGTGTTGCGGCCGTGTCCTTCTTGCCCAACGCGGTTTCGAGCAGGCTTTCCAGCGCGGGAATGGCTGTGCTGGTGGCGGTATCTTCAGCCATATCTGGCATCTCCATAAAAAAAACCGCCTCGAGGGCGGTTACTTTGGGTGGTGTTTCGTTACACAAATGTGCGTTCTGGTTGCGTATCCTGCGCGCGCAGTCCCGGCCTTTATCGGCCGTCCAACCACGAGGCCGGGGCTGTAGCAGTCAGGCAGGCGGGGCAGCGCGCGCTGGCGGCTTGCCCGGCCGGGTGGAGCCGGGCGGTACGTCGAGCCGCTTTTCGACTTCCTGCCGGGGCACTGTGGCAGGCACCATTACGGCTTTTTTGCCAGGCTGGTATGCGGGCAGGTTCCATTTGCGCGCCTGGGCAATGGCGGAGACCACCATCCACACCATGGCGGCTCTGGAACCGGGCGCTGGCGGTCGCCAGTAGCGCATGGTCAGCGCAGCGGCCGCGATCAGGAATGAGCCCCAGTCCACGATCGCGCCCACATACTGGGCAGGGATGAACGGGAGCAGGGCACTCACGAAGGATGAGGGATCCATGTCAGGCCTCGATGGCTTGCTGGAACAGGGCGACATGCGTGCTATCCGCAGTGCCCGCGCCCAGCGATGTGTTGTAGATCCGCTTCCACATGTCGCACATGCCGGCTGCGTCATCGGCAGCGGGCAGGGGATCGGGGGCGCGATAGTATTTCAGGCGGGCCATGGCGCAGGCGTAAAATGCGTTGCCTGTCAGCTGACCGGCTGCTGGCGGCCAGTTACCGCGCGTGGAGAGCAGCCTGCCCACCAGTACGCCCATCCGGCCGTTGGGCAGGAAGGTGGTCCAGATATCGTCATGGGTGAACGGCTCCATCTGCCACAGCCCCAATGCGGGGCCGCCACCGTCCTGCACCAGCCTGCGGCAGCCGCTTTCCGCCAGCGCCGTGCCCGCGAGCAGGTTGACCGCTGCGGGACCGCCCATGCCGATCAGGGTGAGGGTCGGGGCGATCACGCGGACCTTGAGGTCGGACAGGTCCAGTCCGATCGGAGCGCCCATCATGAGTAGCCGAACAGATGCTTGCAGGCCGACCAGGCCGCATCGCCAATCTGCCCCCAGCCCAGAAGGCCCGTGACCAGCACGATGGAGGTGACCGCGATCCAGTTGGCCAGCTTGATGCCGCCACGGAACTCGCCCACCTGTTCGCTCAGCACGCGGATATCGGCCGACAGTTCACGCCGTGTCTGTTCGCCGTTTGCGTCCACGCGTCTGGTCAGGTCATCGACCTTGCCAAACAGGGTGCGCACGTCAGAGTCGGTGGTCTCGGCTTTGGTCTCAAGGCGCACGACGCGGTCATACAACTGGCGGTCGTCACCGAACCCCAGCAGTCTCCACAGAATGAACATCAGGTTTCCAGGCATAAAAAAACCGCCTCACGGGCGGTCGGGCAGGCGCAGATTGTGAGGACGGTCAGGCCGTGGCAGCGGTAACCGTGACACTCAGGCTGGCCGGGTTGGTCAGGCCGCCGGTGTTCGTGGCGCTGATCGTGACCGTCCCGGCCGCCTTGGGCGTATAGGTCACGGTCTGAGGTGCCGCCGAATAGGCCCCGAACGCAAGCGTGGGGGATGAGAACGTGCCGCCCGCGCCGCCATCGGACAGCGTTACCGTTGTGTCCGCCGCCGGGCCGTCGCCGCCGGGCATCAGGGTCAGCGTGACAGGTGTGCCGGCCGTTGCGGTGGAGGCACCGGCCAGCGTGTAATCCGTGGCGGGCGTTGGCGTGTAAATGCTGCCTACCGGGTATTTCCCGTCCGCATCCAGCGCATAGGCGAACCCGTCAGGTGCGGTTACGCCAGTCAGGCTGGCCATCTGTTGGGCACCGACAACCGTGCCTGCGGGGGATGAAACCTGCGCTGCCGGAACAACAGGCGTCGCGCCCTGTGTGTAGGAGTAACCCGGCTGGTACATGAAGGCGGCAGTGCGATAGAGGATGTAGTTCTTGGCTGCTGTGGTCATATCTGTGTTCCTACCTTTCGAAGTAATTAATTGCTGACAACGCCGGTTGCATGAACATGAATTGTGAAGTCACCTGAAACGGTACAGGCCCCATTGGTGCTGTCATAGTAATACACGTCCAGCGTCATTCCTGTGCCGGTCAGTGTTCCGGTTTCGTAGTCGGCAAATATGTTCTTGTGCTGGTTTGATGAACCGGTGTCATCGGACACGCCAAACGTAACAACAGGTGGCGATGCAAACGGGATCGGAAAAACGACCGCGTAGTCCCCGGTTATTCCGCTGAGGGCAAACCATTGTTCCAGAAGATATGTTCCATCCGGAAGTTTGGTTTTCTTCCACCATCCGAAATATGGGCTGTCAGCGATGATGCCGGTCAATACCGGCGCGTAGCTGTTGTCATCGCCCGAACTGTCAGAAAGGATAATATTCCCCACACTGTCGGTGCTCATGTTGGATATCGCGTTATATCCGGAGCCTGGTCTTGAGGGGATGATCCGGTATGAACCTACTAGGGAACTGATGACAAAAGGGGCACCGGACGCGTTATTATGGCCCAGATAGGTAATGGGCGAATTGGTGCCGTCGTTTGTGCCGTTGGTACCCACCTTTGATGCAATCTCGGTGGCGAAAGTGCTGTTCTGGTTTGCCTGACTCGTCTGGAACGATGTCAGGTTAGCCTGAACGGTTGTCACGTCCGTATAGGTGGCAAGGTATTCATCGCCGCCCGTATAGAAAAAATGCGGCCGTCCACTTCCTACCGACTGATACAGTTTAAGCCCCTGCGCATCCCCGGACGCAGCAGCGCCCGATACGCAGTTGTTTATGTCCGTGGACAGCGTGGCAGACAGCGCCGTCACATCAGCGTAATAGGCCAGCGCACTATAAACGTCGGTGGTGCCGTTGTTGTAGACGAAGGTGGGGCGCGCGCTTCCACCTGCCTGATACAGCCCCTTGCCCTGCCTGTCCCCCGATGCGGTGCTGACACCATAAACGCCCGACACGCACTGGCTGATGTCGGCAGACAGCGTGGCGTTGGTATTGGTCTGGGCCGTCTGGAACGAAGATTGGTTTGACTGCAATGTCTGGACATCGGTGTTTATTGCAAGGTCAATGATCTTCGGCAGCCTGGTGGCGTCCTGATATGTAAATGCCGGCCTCTGGGAGGCTGCCTGAAACCACAGCCCCATGCCCGGCAGGTCGCCTGTCGTTCCCGTAATGGTGGCCAGATACGTGCCAGACAGCAGCGTGCCGTGATCAACGCCATCAATCGAAAGGCGCAGAAGACCCTCATACGTTGAATCCTGCCCCAGATTGACCTTGTCGGTGGTCTGGTTCGGGCCGCCCCCCTGCTGGACCGGGGTAAAGATGGTGCCACCGTAGGGGCTGGCAATCATTTTCTGGATGGCGGCCGAGAGCTGGCCCCAGTTGGTGCGGTCCAGCGTCAGGCCGGCGTCGAGGATGACCTGCACCATCTCGGCTACGGTCATGTTGTAATGCGAGGCCGGGAAGTCGGTGGCGGGAATACTGGATGCCGGATCCCCGTCGGTAGCCCAGCCCGGTGTGCCGGTGGCGGGCATCGTGTCGCGCGAGGCCTCGACAACGGTGCCCGTGCCGATGATCAGTTCCATCGGTTGTCCTTAGCTGTAGTTGAAAATCAGGATGGTGTGCGCGGGCTTGCGGGCGTTCAGTTCGCATTCCAGCACCGCGTTGCTCCAGGTCGCCCACGGGTTGCCAAACGACTGGCCGAATTTCAGGCGGTTGATGGTCAGCTGCGGGCAGTTGATCTGCCAGGTGTACGCCCAGGCATCACCGCCGAAGGGCGTGCCGAACTTGCGCCGGAACCGGGACGGGGCGAACTGGGTGATGGTGATGTCGTAGCCAAGCGTTCTGGCGAACGCGACGAAGTAGTCGACCGAAGCGCCACCATTGTCGGTCAGCCGTGCCACCACCTGGGCGCGCCGCAGTTCCACCGTGGGGCTTTCCCCCGCGCAGGGATCCGGCAGGCCCAGCGTGGCCTCCCATTCCGGCAGCAGATTGACCGTGGTGGAGGGGAAGGCATCATCGATCAGGTCCCCGGCCGACTGGGCGCTGCGCTGGAAGGATGGTGCCCATACGCCTGCCAGCTGGTAGGGCATGCCGTCCGGGTCGCGTGACCAGATGCGCCCGCGTGGCAGCAGGTTGAGGAGCGCGGTGCGGAAATCCGCCACCGAATATTTGGGGGCTGCCATGGGTTACGCCGCGAAGCTGATGGTGCCGAGGGTCGGCATGGTGCCCGCATTGGCACCCGTGACCGGCCCGGTGGGGGACTGGACCTCGAAACTGTCCAGCCCGATGGCGCCGATTGCTTCCTCCCAGTCGTTCGGGTTGATGGTGCCGCCGGGGGCAGACAGGCGCACGAACATGTCGGTCAGGGCTTCCGTGATCAGTTTCTGGTTGGCCGTGGTGTTGCCGGTGCCCAGATCCGTGATCACGAAGTTCGTGGGCTGCGCGATGGGGGCGCAGACAATGACCAGCGCCGTCACCGGCTGGCTGGGCTGGATGGCATTGGCCACCGTCAGCTGGTCGCCGGTCGCGGTGGTGTAACGGTCATCACCCGTGGCCGCGCCATTCGTGCCGGTGGGGAAACCACCATTGGCCGCATTGGCCTCGTCCAGCATGACGTAGACGACCACGGTGCCGGCACCAGCCCCGTTGCCGACCACCCATGCCCGGGTGACGCCCGCCACGGCTTCGGCCCAGCCGACGTAATCATCGGCTTTCCCGTCCTGTCCCTGTGCCTGGTAGGCCTCCATGACCCGGGTGCGGAAATCGGTATCATCCTCGATATCCGCGCCGCTGACGGTGATGTCGGTGACCGTGCCGGTGGTCTGGATGCCCGGCACCGGGCTGGACAGGGTGACGATGGTGCCCAGCGTGACATTGCCTGCCGTGCCGGTGCTGCTGGCGGTCCAGCTGACGGTGGTGATCCCGTCGGCCGTCACGCTGTCAGCCGACGCCGTGGCCAGCAGGCCGCCCTGCAGGGAGAACTGTGTGCCGGCAGGAATGACATCCGTGCCGGTAGCGGTGAAGGTGGCCGTGCCGCTGGCAGCCGTGGCCCCCTTACGATACACGCCCTTGAGCGCGCCCCAGGCGGCCAGATACGCACCTGTTGCTGTCCAGGGCACCGACTGCTTCGCAACCCAGTCGATATAGCCGTAATGCAGCCATGACAGGCCTGCCAGCACCATGGACAGCACATAGATGACCGAGAAGCGCAGCACGGCGGTCACACCGGGGATGCCGCCGCTTATGACGTCCTGTAGGGCCTGCTGGCGCAGTTGCGACAGGGTCGGGCGTGGATAGGCCATGTCAGGTCAGACCCTCCCAGGCCCATGAGAATTTGAACACCTGGGGCGTGCTGTTGCCCGGTTCGGTGATGGTGATGGAAAATTCGGCCATGCTCCGGACGGTGGGGTTCCACCACGCGCTGACCGCGACCGAAGCCGCGACGCCGTCATCGACCAGCCATTGCAGGGCCTCGGAACAGATGTCCTCGATCTCGCGCGGGATGGCCCGCGTGCCGACCTTGACCGCGCGCCG